GTCGCTGTTCAAGACGATCCTGTCTTGGTCGCCCATTGGGTTACTGTTTCGCGCTTGGGGGCCGTTAACGTCGTTCTTCAGTGGTTTGTGGGATGGAATAACGGCGGTATTTAATGCCCCGCTTGATGCGATTAGAACGCTTTTATCATGGACCCCATTAGGTTTGATTGTTCAAGCCTGGGATCCCTTACTTGGGTTCTTTTCTGGCTTGTGGGAAAACATTAAGTCAATGGCCAGTGGTTTTATTGACTGGTTGGTGTCGGCGGTGATGGGGCCAGTTAATGACATTATGTCGGCAATTGGTGAGGTGTGGGACTGGTTCACTGGTGACAGTCCACAGGCGGAGGTGATTAAAACGGTTCGCCAAGCTGCGCCGCCGCCAATGGCTAGCCCGTTGGGCCTTGATCAGCCTGTCGCCGATGGTGGTTATTCGCCTGGCGTGATGGGTGATGCCCCGCCAATGATGCGCGATCCTATGCAACGGCCTGTTGTGTTACAAACAGGGTTTAAGCAGCCAGCCGCGGCCCCGTCGTATGTTGACCAAAGCCAAACGCACTTTGCGATCACCGCCGCCCCTGGTATGGACTCGCAAGAAATCGCCCGCGAAGTTCAGCGCAAGCTTGACGAACGGGACCGCCAACACGCGCGCCGTGGCCGTGGTCGTCAAACCGACGTGTAACCTTAACCATGATTATTAACTGACTATTGCCCGGCACTGTCCGGGCTTTATTTTTGGGGGTGTTATGCCTGATAGGTCAAACAATGAGGTCATGCTTGCATTAGGTGATTTTCAATTCTCAATTGATACGGCCCAGTATCAAACTTTATCAACCTCACACGCCTGGCGCTGGCAGAAAAAAGACCGCGTCGGAAAAAAGCCGGCGCGTCAATTTCATGGCCCGGATGCGTCATCTAAAAACCTCGATATTATGATTTACCCGCAAAGCAAATCTGATTTATTGCTGTTGTCTAAATTGAAAGCGATCGGCGATAAGGGTAAGCCACAGCGATTAGTGGGCGGAACCCCAAGCGGCGGCGCGGACTTAGGGCTGTGGGTCATCGAGAAGCTAGACATAGCCGAGCAATATTTTTTAACTAATGGGATCCCGCTTGAAATGAAAGGAACCTTAATGATTGCGGAGTGGGGCGAAGATGAAGAATAACTCTGTTGGCGAGTATTACCGCACTAAAAGCGGTGAAATGCTTGATAGCATTTGCCACCAATATTACCAGGGCAGACCGGGAGCCACCGAACAGGTATTGGCGGCTAATCCTGGCTTAGCAAAGCTAGGGCCTATTTTACCCGCTAGCACTGTGGTTTTTATGCCTGAATTAGCCGCGGCGGTCGACGATAGCACTGTGTCGTTATGGGACTAGCTAATAATTGAAGAAAGGACGAATTAACGAATGAAAGAGGCACGTTATAAAGTCACCGCCAATGGTAATGATATCACCAAGGCGTTAGCGTCACGCTTGCTTAAACTCACTGTAAGTGATGCGGCGGGGTCTGACTCTGACACTGTGGCCATTGAGTTAGATAACCGTGATGGTGTGGTTAGATTGCCTGAAACGGGCGCAGAATTGGAAGTGTGGATCGGCGACACTGATTCGCTGGTCTATAAAGGCATTTTTGAAGTCGATGAATTAGAGGTCCCGCTTGATGATCAGGTGTTTAGCATTCACGCTAAAGCGGTAAAGATGAAAGGCAGCTTAAAGGCTCCTAAAGATGAAACCTTTGATAACATTACCCTGGGGGATTTGGCCGCCAAAATCGCCGCCGAACATGGTTATGATGTCAAGGTATCGCCAGAGTTGGCGGGGATCACTTATGAGCATTTAGACCAAAAGTCTGAATCTGATATGAACCTGTTGTCACGACTGGCCAGAGAAGCCGGGGGCTTTTTTAAACCTGTTGCTAACAAGCTGGTGATTGTGGCCAAGGGCGAAGGTAAAAGCGTGTCAGGTAAAGCCTTGCCTGAAGTCGTCATCGATGACCCCGAAAACACGTCCGGGCGTGTCACGATACAAAAGCGAAGCGACTATCAGTCTGTGGTGGTTAATTGGTTTGATGAAATCAATCAAGTTGAAGTGCAAGAGGTGGCGGGCAGTGGTGAGCCGCAATACAAGATCCGCCGCAACTATCCTAACAAAGATGAGGCCCAGCGCGCCGCAAAAGCCAAGCTTGACGGTTTTCAACGTGGCCAAGCATCGATTGACTTTACCCGGCCGTTAACCGCGTCGCTGGCCCCTGAAACAAAAATCACGTTTGCTAATCACAATAGCGCCGCAAATAAGACCTGGTTAATAGAAACCATTGAACACTCGATCGAGGGTTCGGGGGTATCGTCAACCAGTGGCCGCGGCATTACCCCAAAAGATTAACCCTTCACGGTTCCCCTTCTGTATGGGGCGGCATTCGTCCGCCCTGCTTATCTAGCGCCTATCTGCGCGATTATCTTTATTAAATAGTTGTTAAGTGGCTGAACATATTTGGCTAAACGTGAAAAAGATCTTTAAACACGGACGCAAGATCCTATATGATGCGGTGTTGAGATCTTATTTTATTTAGTTGTGATTAGATTTTTATGGCAGGATGACCACTTATTGTGGTACATTTTATTTCTACCGCAGAATGCGGATTATAGTTTGGTGATAAAATAGACTGATAAATAAATAACTTACTGGAATTCAGACACAAAAAAAGCCGGTTTGCAGACCAGCTCTCTTTGTAGGCATAAAACAACCAAGCAGACCTTGACGAGATCAGCTTTCATTTTATGCCGACGGATTCTTTTTTGCAATTAAAAAGATAACTAAGCGAAAAATGATGAGCATTTTTTTTAGGGTGGCTGCATGAGTAGCCAAGCTATTGAGGCGGATTTAACGGCATTTATCGTTAAGCCTCACAGACGATACACACCTGAATTTAACCTAGGAATGGTTAATCACCCGATCGCCAAGCGTCTTGACGCTATTCTGAAGGTGCATTCGTGGTCAAAAAACCGTTACATGGCCAAGTTGCGTTCAGCGGGTGCAACCTTGATCCGCAAAAAGAACACTAGCGCCCCTGATCAAGTTAAAATTATTCCTCCCCGCCGTGCTGCAATACGTAGCGAACGAGAAGAAACCCTCAACGCCTTAACCCGCGCCATGATTTACCGTGCGGACTATGATCCTGATGCCCCTTACCTATTTGAGGTTAAAGCCTCTGTGCCTGAACTGGCCGAAATGATAGGCCAAATTCACCATTATCAACCGGGTTATGATGGTAACAACGGCCAATACAGGCACGGCCGCGTTGCTTATGACCCGGTTCTTGCTGCCCTTGAGGATATGGCCGCGGCTAACTTGATCTTGCTTGTGCATGAGTTTGACGACAAAGCAAAGCAACATAAAGCAATGCGGATTTTCTTTCGTCCTGAGTTGTTCAAGTCGTTTGGTTTAACCATGAAAGACACTAAGGCGCTGATTGCAAGATCGCGCGCCTGGATGCAAAAGAAAGGCTTAATAGCGAACGCTAAGAAGCAACGCGCCGCCGAGGTAATAAGACAAACCGCCAGCGATAGAATAGCGGGCCTCGATCGCCCAAGCCTTAAAAACCTGTTGGCCAGATTGCGCCGCGAGTTCACCGGGTCTAACAAGCACACTGAACAAGTGATGGACTCACACCGCCGCCTAAAGCAAGCGATCAAGGATAAAGCCAAACAGCCACAGCGTTCAGAAGCCGAAAGGGAACACTTCAAGCTGTGTAATCAGTTGCCGCCTGTGTATGTATTCCAAGCTAAGAAAGTCATTAAAGACAATCACCCGCAAGCCCAAGGCGAGGAGTATTTAACCTTGCTTAACGAGGTCCTACGCGGCTACACATAGCCCAAAAACACTTTTTACAAGCTAGCCTAGTGCTGGCCTTTTCACGTTGGCCACAGCTAATTTAAGGCCGTACAGCGTGACGTTTTACCCTCGCCCTCACCTAAAAACCCTGTCTTTGTGAATATCCGCAGCCAACAATGAGCGCGTGATCTCGTTTATATATTTTTAATCTCGAAATTAAACGCTGAACTAACCACTTCTTTAAAAAGAAGGATAATTAGACGCCCTAAAGGCGATCTAATTTATCTATCGCTTTGCTTAGAAAGATTATAAATGATGCGGCCATTTCCTGGCTTACGCCAGGGGCCTAAGATCTCCCCCTCCGCCCCCTCCGGGGGAACCTCTCGCCCGCGAGGCGTCAGGAGCTTGGCACGGACTTCGTCCTAAAGCCAATCCCCTGAGCCTAGGCTATTCGTTTCATTACGCAGTAAAGGCCAAGCCGCTTCGCGGTGCTGCGCAGCCTTGACAGCGTAATTCCACTGCTATCGAAAAGAATGAATAGCGGGGTAACAGAAAAAGCTAAACGCCTTGTGGTGGCTTAACAGGGGCCAAGGCAAATTAATCAATAAACACCGTGACATGTCACAAGAAAAGAACGGCTAAAGCAAAGCGATTTAATTAACGAATTAACGAAATAACGCTTGATAAATAGGACGTAAAGTCCTACTATATAAATCAGAGGCCGGGCATATTGCCAAGGCCACAAACCGGGAGGTGTTAACCCGATGAAGCTGAAAAGCTTATGTTCTTTAAAAACTGGAAATGCTACCGCCGACTTTTGGGTCACTCGCCGAGGTTCGATAGAATCGCTAGGCAAGCCAACAAGGCAATTTAACCCTGAACATATAGGGGTTACGATTGAACGGCGAGACATCATTTTAGATACATGGTTGTTTTATGTTTTTGAACACCTGAACAGTTCAGGTTATTTTAAGGCATTAGCGAAAGGAACCCTTTCACTACAACACATTACCCTAGCCGATGTTGGCAATATCCAGTTTAAACAATAACGAAAGCGGGGTTCGCCCCGCTTATATTGAGTCAGAAGGAAAAACCATGATCCCGTTACCATCGTTAGACGTGCAACAAAAACAAGTTGCCGCATTTGAACAAGGGCTAAATCCGTCGACATTATTGTCGGCCGCGTCGGGCGATTGGGTTAGGCCGTGCGGGGACGATGTCCGAATCGTCTTAAAAATGGCAGGGCTTACAGGTAGTTCAGCCGGGGCCTTGCTCGATGTCAGTAGCCGAACTATTCGCAAGTGGACGAGCGACGGTCAAGAAATTAAATTCGCTGCCTGGTGCTTGCTCTGTGAGCGCGCGGGCCTTGGTATGATTTGGCTTAAATAGGGGCGGTTATGCGCTATTCAATCATTGCAAAAACAAAAAACAAGACGTTTCATTTGCTCAATATGTCCGGCGAATTTGCACTATATGACAAGTCATCGCCTGGGCCTGAGTACATGCGAAATCGCTTTCGGGTAGACGAACGCGGCGAGTCGGCCATCGCTGAGTTATTTGGGCGGGTAAAGGCTGATCCGGTTAAATTTGGTTTGCCGTGTGACGTTCAAGTTTTTACCACTTCATCTTTGGCAAAATACGAGCTGATAAAAGAGGGGTTAACTTGCCCTCAGTGTTCAGCCAAGGCGTTAAATTTGTACTGGGAAGGGCAATGTTTCCACACTAAGAAGGGGATCCACTTTGAGCGCTGTGGCCAGTGTTTTTACAATAATTATCAGCTTGCCGAAAGGTGAAAATCAAGGAATGTTTAGATGATGACTCATAAAGTTTTAGCAACAGGGGTGTTGGCCATCGCGTTAAGCGCCTGCTCAAAAATGCCTGAATGGATGATGTTAGGTAGCATTAACGGCTTGGATCGCGCTCAGTGGTCCGCGGCCACCGATGAACAGCAGTTAGGGACCGCGGCCTATTGGTTGATGTCGCTTGAGCGTAAAGGCTGGCTTAATGATCCGTCATTAGTCGAGGGCGAAAAGTTTAAGGTCGCATCGATGACGCTGCAAAACTGTATTAATGATCACCTGGCATTCAGCAACAAAGAAACTGATGTATTAGTCGCGGAATGTGTTCAGTTAAACGCCTGGGCCAATACTGACAAATAAAGAAATAACGAAATATATAATTAACGAATAATTAGAGTGTTACTACTATTTTGCTCGATTTTTGGTTTAACTATGGGTCACTTAGGCGTACACTGTGCGCCAACAAATTGACTTGTTGTTACATAATCGCATCATTTGCAAAGAAATTTTTATTTAATGAAACTTTTCGTGGTCAATAACACTTTAGGTGTGATTTTGTAGCTTGATGTAATATACTGGCTTGGCTTTTTTATGTTAACCAAGTAGGAGTATTTAGCTATGAAAGTAACTGAAACCGTTCCGACCACTCAAGCGATTGGCGGCGGCACTAAGCCACCACCAAAAGAACAGTCGGCCGAGTTTGCGCAATTGCTTGAACAAGAGCAAGAAGCGCAGGTCAATGCGATTGGCGGCGGCACTAAGCCCCCACCGTCGCAAAGTGAAATGTAGTCGTTTGACTTAGGTATGGATAGCTTGATAGCAGGGATGCAATGGACATATTAATATATATTGACTCTATATTTACCAGCATAGACCAACGGCTGTTAAATAACGTGTTTTGTTTAGCTTTAGCCGTGGCGGCGCTGTTGAATAAGAGCAATAATAATATTCTTCTGTTGGTTTCTGTTATCTTGCTTGTTCACCTATTTGACGTTCTGTTTTTAAACGACTTTCTATTAAATAGCCCTTATATAAAAAGCTATATGTTTTTTATTGTAAGCGGCTTTTTTGATGTGGTCGTTTTATTACTTATCGCCTTTCGATTACAGGTCTTTCGATTAGTGGTTTTTGCTTACATAAAGCTGGCTGGATTCTTGGTGCCAGATGTAAAAGGAGATTACAAAGTAAGCATTGTCTATCAACGCCATGTTGATGAATTTAAAATAATTTTACTTTATGCCGCTAGTTGTTTGGTCAATATCATTACGTCCCTTGAGTATGGAGCCAGGGCCGTGATATCTGAGCAGATTTTATATGCTTATTATCTTTATACCCCTATCAAAGTTACGTTATTTGTTTATGAAATATTCTTGCTTTTTAAGATAGGTTTTCAATCACAATCTTCTGTTTTTATGAAGGAATAATAAAATGGTACTATCTCAGATTGTTAAAGAGTTACGCCAGCTATCAGGGCTGACAGCAGAGGATTTTTGCCAACGCTTAAACATTAGTGTTGATACGTTATTGAGCTGGGAACAAGACGACAGCAAAAGCGGCCCTAGTGTCATTAAGCTGTTTAAAGCATTGTCAGTGACATTAACGTCACGCCGCGACATGGACCATATAGACCGTATGGACAGACGACTAAGTCAGGCAAAGGCAATTGTCGTCACTGTGAGCGATTCGGAGGAATTGAGCGAGGATCAGCGCCTTGCCTTATCTGCCGCCACTGATTTAGTTGATGATGTTAGGCGGGACATGCTAGCGCGCTAGTGTTTGTCGATTAGTGTTCCCCGCTAAAAGCCACCTTGATAGGTGGTTTTTTATTACCTTTAATTAGCCGCTGACTTTGTGACAATAAAAAGCCCCTTTCGGGGCTTAAATCAAAACAGGCTTTCTTGCCGGGTTTCTTTTGGCTTGGGCCTGTTGTCGACGTTCGTTACCTCTATCCCTTCAAGCTTTGCAAACTGATCACATAATTCTGTGACAAATACGTTTGCCTGGTGCTTGGCACAATGCCCCCACGCAGTCTTAGAACTTGTTGGGTTTCCCCATCGGTCTTTAAAGGGAGATAACGGATCTGTGTCATACCCTTTGTGGCTGTAATGTTCACAGCTATTGCAGCATTTAGGCATGGTAAACCCGTGCATTAGGCCCCCGTGATATCTAATGATTTACGTAATAGGGTTTGTAACCATTCAGGCTTGGTCTTCAGCCATTGAGCGACTAGCGCAGCCGGAAGGGTTGGCAGATCAATTAGACGTGCTTTTTGTATTGCTGTATATTGCGCTTGTGACATAACTATCAATTCCCATTGGTTGGTTGTGGTTACTCAAGCGGCTGAAAGGTCAGAGAGTCAGCCGCTTGAACTTAAAAGCAGTTACCCGCCTTTATTCTCTTTGTAAAATTCAAATGCGTTTTTCAGTAGGTCGACCATTGACAGGTCGTGAGCCGTTGCAAAGGTCTTAAATTCCTTTTTCAGTTCAGCGTCAATTTTAAAGTTTAATGGGACCAATTCCCCCGCGGCCGCTTTGTGTATGTTGTTACCCACAACGCCGTGGTGTGTGTCTTGCTGTGGGGGTTCGCCCTTGCCACTGCCTTTAGTTGGTTTCTTAGATGGTCCGGCCATGATTATTCCTCGATCAGCGTTTCTAGTCTGTTAATAATGTTTTGAATGACAGCGTCGGCTTTTTCGCGCGGCTGTTTATAAACGGTTTCTACCACTGAGTAACCCGCGTCCATTGCGCGGCGGTAACAGGGTTTTTCTTCGATGCGTCCATCGATGACAAAGTAAGGGGTTTTGTTCAGATAGGCGACTGCTTCTTGATATTCGGTTTCGCTACCTGTTGCCCGGTTAAAGACAAAACAAATCGCGTCTTGTTTTACACCTTCAGCAACTAAGTTGTGTGCCAGGGCAACGGCTGGCTGTAGGTCGTCAGTGGCTAGCCCTGTTGGGATGATAACCAGATCAGACACTAAGCTGATTTGCTTGCTGGCGCGGCTGGCCATTGGTGCGCCGTCGAATATAAACAAGTCGTAGTTGTCAGCTTGCTTAAGTGCCGTTGCGGCTGTGCCAAAGGTTTCAACGGCGACGACGGGTTCAATTTGATTCATTAGTCGTCGTTGCAACCAGTTAAAGCTGGTTGATTGGTTGATGTCTAAGTCGGCTATTTTTACGTCCCAGTCAGAGCTTGCGTAACATGTTGCGATAGCTCTAGCGAGTGTGCTTTTACCTGGGCCGCCTTTTTGCCCGATAACGCTGATCTTATATCCCATTGGTTTTACCTATCGTCGTTATTTCGTTATTTCGTTAATGGTAAATTTAGAACATTAGGCGGGAATAGTAAAGCGTTAATTAACGAAATGTAGAATTAACGCTTCAATGTTGGGTTATGCAGCTATTTTGGATTGTTGCTTGTGGCGGGTGTTTGCTTCAACAAGGGCTTGGGCGACGGGAGGGCAAACAGCATTGCCACACCTAGCAACCTGACTCGCTTTAGACAGCTTTTTTCCTTTACTGTTATGACTGATGATATAGTCTTTTGGAAATCCTTGGGCCGCAAATAGCTCATGAGGTTCAAGCATTCTTAAGCCGATATCAACAATTTGATACTGGTCGCCCCGAATGGTGACGATCCCAAACCTATCTTTTGTCGTTATGGTTTGCAGGGGTTCTTTACAATTATGGCCGACATTGGTTCCGTAATACTTGATCATGAACGCTCTGACTTCACCGATATGAAATCCCCCCGCCGAAATGGTGTGAACAGGTTCATCGGTTTTATGACCTATGTTTGTCCCCCTCATTTTTATCATGTGGCTGGTAATGAGGTCCGCGGTCTTTTCTGCTTTCTCGACAATTGGCGACACTAACAAGTGTTCGGCTTTACTGGTTATTGTCGTAAGGGGCTTGTTGATATCGTAAGAAAGCCGGTCGCCCCCAAAACCTGTTTGTCCTATGCGTATGATGAATGGGTCCGGGTTATCGATAACAAAACGCTGGATCCCTTTCGCTATTCTTTTAAGTGTGTTTTCTGCTAATGGCTTCTTTCGAGTAAATATAGATTTTACGGGGATAGACCAATCAACAATATCGGCGGCGGTTTTATATGGGATTAACCCTTGTTCTGGATCCCCGTGTGTGGCCTCTGGCCATGAAATAGTTTCCCCGTCATTTCTTGCAACAAGGAAAAAGCGTTTTCGTGTCGTTGGCGCGCCAAAGTCGCAAGCGGCTAACACTTTAAAATCGACGTTATAACCGAGGCCGTTTATTAATTTGTCATAGTGGGGAAAGTCATCCCCAAGGGCTTCTTTTATTTCTGGCCATGCTTCATTATCGGCCGTTAATCCAGTGGTTAACACTTTTATAAACGCTTCAAATGTTTGCCCCTTTTTATCAGGATTTGGCATAAACTCGCCTGGGCGTATTTCTATCAATGGACCCCACGACATAAATTCTTCTACGTTCTCAAGCATAAACATTCTTACAGGGACTAAAGCGGCCCACCGAACAGCGACCCAAGCAAGGCCCCTAATATGTTTCTGAACGGGTGTCCCGCCTTTTGCTTTTGAAAAGTGTTTGCAGTCGGGACTAAACCAAGCCAAGCCAACTTTTTTACCGTTACAGGCTTCTATAGGGTCCACGTCCCAAACTGATTCGCAATAATGCTTTGTTTCTGGGTGGTTAACTTTGTGCATATCAATAGCGGCCGGATCATGGTTAATGGCAATGTCGACATGCCTATTTAGTCCTAGTGATAATCCGGTACTTGCCCCGCCACCGCCCGCAAAGTTATCAACCACTAATTCACCTGGTTTAATCATGTTAATTCCTTAGTTGTTTAAATCAGTCATTTTCATGTCAGAGGGGGTGACGGTCCCGTTTTGGGTGACGTTCACATTGAATAGCCAGTCTTCTGCAAAGAGCTTTACTTCATCGGGTATGCGAACGCCGCCGCTTGGGGCCTTGCAGATAACCGATGCCATGTTGTCTTTATCAAAGGTGATTAACTTGCCTGTGCCTGATTGGTGCATGTAAAGCAGTGAGCGGCATTTATAGGTATTGCCGTCTTTGCCTTGCACTTCATTAAGCTGTGGCCACATGATTAGGTGGTGTTGGCCATGATGGAAAATGCCTGTTAAGTCGATGTTGTTTTTCTCTGCCATGAGGCGCTTGATTTTATCGACGGCGCGAATGTCTCGCTGATCAGCGTCCGCTAATTGTTTTTTGAAAGTCTTAGCCTCAGTTTCTAGGCGCGTAATTTTAAGGCTTTTTTCTTCAGACTTGGCTTTCACTCGTTTCAATTGTTCTTTTAACCTGGCGGGGCTGTCTGGCCCTTTAAGTTCGGTAAGTTGGCGCTGTAACTCTGCGCTTTTAGCCCGTGACATTTCAAGTTCACGAACAAGCCCCATTTGCTTATGGGCGTTTTTTTCTGCCTGAAGTAAAAGCTTGCTCATTTCTGACATTCTGGTTTCAAGCTGGTTTATCTGATCAGTGTCGGCGTCAATTTTGCGCTTATAGCCGTCAACCTGATTTTTCAATAGGGTTACGCTCGATGCCTGGTCTTTTAACCTGGTCATTTCACTGTTTAGGTGATTAATCGTGTCAGCCATAAGATCTGACTCTTTAACCATGTTGTTAAATAAGTCGATAAAGGTTTCTAGGCTGTTGGCGGCGTCATTGTTTAGCATGACTTGGGTTAGTTGTATGTTTTCCATTGCGTGATCTCGTCAAGTAGTTATTTCGTTAATTCGTTATTAAGTTTGGCTAGGCGCGCGTTGCCGCGTTCCATTAGTGATAATTTGGTGATCGATTCCCGTAATGTCGGGCCACGATATAAGCCAGGGAAAATGATTAAACAGCAGGGTTTGTTAAGCGGGTCTTTCATGGTTTCGCCTGTTTCGGCATTCACAAATTCAATTCGTCCACTGGCCCAGCGTTGGCCCGTTGTGCCTTTGCGCTTGCCTGTCTTGTATTGGTGGTCGTAGTAGTAACCCGTTATTTCTCGAATGATGCAGGGGCGACCCTGTGGCCACCACTCCGAACTTGAGTCAGCGAAAACCAAAAAACAGGTGGTAAAGCCCTTTTCTTGTTCTTGTTGGGCCTTTTCTACCCAGGGTAATATTTTTGAATAAGGCGGGTTAAGCCAGCCTGTCGCACTTGATAGCGGCGGAACGCTAGCAAACCAATCTTGTTTTAATGAATCGGTTTCTGGCGTGAAGTACACGCCACATTTAGCCGACATGCTTGTCGCTGCCAAATCGATTGCAAAGTCGAACTCGTCATCGAGCGCCGCAAACAACCAAGGCACGGTTGATGTCTGATCCCGATATTCTTCTTTGGTTTTTGAGTTTTGCTGATGACTTGCCATAGTTTCCCTTATTTACTCTTTAAGTTGTTTTCTTTGCAACATTACGTGTAATTAGTCACTTTAAGTGGTCATTTTAGGCGTAAAAAAACACAGCTATGCCATGCTTTTTTAGTAGCGCCTACTTACGCCAGCGGCCCGACCATACATAACGGCCTAGCACGTCTAACGCATTGAACTGATCTTCAGTTAATTGCTGATCGTTAGAGTGGGTTTTATCGTTCGCATATAACGTATATGTGCCGCCGATGTCTTTTCTTATCCAGCGTAACCAGATGTTACCGTCCTGTTCCCTGATTGCGTAAATGTCCGGCTCTTTTACGTCAGTTTCGGTGAGGTCGATTAACACTTCATCCCCTTTAGATAAATCAGGGGCCATGCTGTTATCAGGCACACTAAGCAATACTATTTTGTGACCTTCAATGCCTTTGGCTTCTAAGTCGCTGGCCCTAAATGCAATTGAATCACTGACAAGCAGCTTGCTTTCATTAAAACCTTTGAGGGTTTCAATTTTTGGGTTGTTAGCTGTGATATACCCCCAATTGTCGGGTTGTTCGCCTGGGCTGTCGGTAAAACCGACCAGGTAAGACGCCGAAGTTCCTAGGACATTGGCTAGTGCCGGGAACATATAAATTCTAGGCGCGCGTGAACCGCATTCCCAGTTTAGCCAACGTGACCGCCCGACCCCCGCCCGCTTTCCCGCTTCTTCGGCCGTCCAGCCCTTAGCTTGACGAAGGCCCTTTATTCTCGCCCCGATTAAGAGTCTGTATTTTTCGTCATGGTCATCCATACGCTCGCCTCGTTTAGCAGTCGCAAAACCCTACCTTGGGAAATGCCTATTAAAACCTAAATATACATTACTTTTTAAAATACCACATTAAGTAATAAATAGCACTTTTAGATCGTTGCATTTACCACTTAATGTGGCTAGTATTACCACTTAATGTGGCTAACTTAACCACGTAAAGAAGGAATCATCCAAGCCGTGACAATTAAAGAGTGGATAGACAGCTTAGGCGGGATCAGTAAAGCCGCGCGGGGGTTAGGGGTGGCCCAGGCGACCGTTTGGTCGTGGTATCACCTGGAACGGTTCCCCCGGCCTCGCCAGCAAGAGCTAATCAAAAAAGAAAGTCTGGATCAGGTATCAATAGAAGACTGGCGCGCCGCTTACGTGGCAGCGAAGGAAGTAGCATGACAATTATTGTATTAATGGGCGGCACGACTTGCCACCAAGAAGAAGTATTCAAGGACTTTTGCGCCGCGCGCCCTGGTCGAATTGAACGGTTTTCAGTGGGTGGTTTAGTGGACCCACAAAGACGAATCGAGCGTTACAAGTTTATCTTTTCTCGCAAAACATTTGATGACCGGGTGACAGTTGTTGTCGGGGTGACTGATGCTGATGAAGTTGCAGCCTTGCGGCAATTAGGCGCGTTTTTCTGTCATGTTCGCGGCCCTTTGGCCAAGGTGTTTTGTGATGTGCCGATGTTGCTGTCTGATCTTCATGTTGCCGCCCGTTCTTGGTCATTACCTAAGCCTGAAGCCGTACTGAATCCGGCTGAGGTGCTATCGGAATGCCTGATCCGTTTCCGTAAAAAGGTGGGTTGATATGAATTTGACCCAAGGTGCAGCCATTCTTTGCCAATCCGAACGCTTTAGGGCGTTTTTAAGCCTGATCGCTAACCGTGAGGTGAATAACGCTGAGTTGGCCGCGGTCGCTGTGAGGGAATATTGCGGGGTGTCGAGCCGCCGTGAACTGAATACCTGTAAAAAAGCCGGTGACTTATACCTGGCGCTGATCCAGCAGTTTAATGCCTGGGCTAATCGTGATTGTTGATTTTAGTTTGCCCGCATTACCGCTTAGAACTCCAATTAAATAAGGCGGACGGGCCATGTATACCAAAGAGTTAGACGAATTATGTGAAAGCTGGGCGCGCTGGGTTCACCGCGGCGGGCTGGCGGTAAGTGGTCAAAGTGTGCTGAGTAAGCTTATCGATAACCACGGTGTTATGAATTACGGCAGCGGTGGCAGTGGGCCAACGCTCAATTGTGTTGAAGCAGATATAGAAGCGGCCTTGATGTCGTTTTATGTCGTTAATCCGGTGGCGGTGGATTTGTTCAGGTTGGAGTATGGCGCAATTAAACGCCTTGGGTTTGACCCTGAGAAGCCCCAATTTGACAAGGCGCATTCGCTGGGGATTAGCGTTAGAACCTATAAGCGTCGGTTAGGGTTGGTCCGGGCGCATTTAACAGAGAAGTTAACCAAGTCGAGGGCAAAACATGTCAGCAAGCAATCTATTCACGTTAGCCAGTCACCCGCCGCGCCTGAGTCGCCCAGCGAAGAAAACGCCCCCAAACCCCGCCGCGGTCGCAAGGCGCCGCGAAATTGAAGAACGGCTATTAGCGAAACGGGAAAGAAGCTTAGAACCGTTTTAAATAGTTAAAGAAATAACGAATTAACGAAAGGGCGCAACGATATGAAAAAGGGTTTTAAGATTTCTCACCACTGGGTTAACCCGGTGCTAATAGGGTTGGTTGTTGCGGGTGATACCTTGGCCCTTTATTGGGTGAGCGTGGCGGCTAAGGTGGCCTTGGTGGCCCTGGGGACGTTCTTAATCATTAATTTTGTCTTTATTCACGCTGATGAAATTAGAACCGTACACAAGGGCATCAAGCCGCCTGTTGATTGGCTGTCTCGCCTGAGTTTCTTTTGTTTGTTGGCATCATTGGCCCTGGTGAAGTGGTGGGGCTGGTTTGCGTTCTTGTTGTTGCCTTGGCTGGCGGTGGTTGCCAAGAATGCCGCCATTTTTAGAAACAAACAGTGATTAATTTATCCACAATTTTAATGAACAAGGTGTGAGTAAGTATGAAGCAAAGCAAAAGTGTTGAGGTGGCCTTATCTGAAGCTGTTGTCCGCCGCTTTCAACATGATGCGACAGTGACCCAGCTTAAGGATCCTAAATATCCGCTTAGGTTGCGTTTTAGTCGTTGCCGCACTAAAGCAAGCTGGCACTTTGTCACTTACCGCCACAATCAAACCTATTGGCGCAAGGTCGGGACTTGGCCGTCACTGACCGTTAAAGCCGCGCTGGCTTGTGTGCCTGAGTTATCAGCCCAAGCGGCCATTAATCCCGGTGATAAGTTGTTGAGCGCCGAACAATTCAAGACAGTGGCCGACTTATTGAACTGGTATGAGCAACGCTGTAGTCAGTTGCAAAGCTTATCTAAACATCGTAAGTCGACTATTAAGTCAGTGATTAAGTGTCATTTGTTGCCGATGTTAGGCCCGCTAAGTTATGACGACTTAACCCCGACTGATGTTGATGATCTGTTTATTTGCCCGCTTCAGCAAGACAGGTCATTAGCCACCGTTCGGTTAGCGTTCGTGGTACTTAAAGCGGCATTTAACCAGGCGAAGAAACAAAAACGTATTTCAGTTAATCCCATGAGTGAAATGGTATTCAGTGATTTCATTATTGATAGTGTGGTCGCCCGTGATGGAGCCATTAAGCCAATGATGTTACCTGAGTTGTTGAACCGCTTATCAGAACAAACTATTCGCATTCAGATGTTTGTTGCGCTGTTGCTGGGGTTTGCTACCCGTATCGGTGAAACCCGTTTAGCCCGCTGGGACCAGTTCGACTTTAATAAGCGCACCTGGACGATACCAAAAGAAAACACTAAGACCCGTCAAACCCATGAGTTACCCCTATCAGAACAATTTATCAGGTTGTTGTCAGCCTATCGTAAGCAACAACAATCAACGGGATATCGGGGTTTGTATTTGTTCCCAGGACAAAAGCCTAAGCGGTCTATCTGTGAATCAACCGCCAGTAAGTTAATCAAACAATTCAGTGAGAGTACCTTTAGTGCGCATGACTTTAGAAAGTTAGCCCGGTCAATATGGGCTGATCTCAGTATCGACTATATGGTCGGTGAAAGATTGTTAAATCACTCATTAAGTAAACTCGATGAAGCCTATTTCCAAACCTTAATCAGTGGGCCTAAGCGTGATGCTATCGAACAATATCATAACCATTTAGATGACTTGGGGTTCACTGAGTTTCACACCGATCCATTACCGAGATCGTTTGTTAAATCATGTTCAGTCAATCCCAATGACCAAGCGGCTTAGACAATGAATCAAGACATTTATCATATAGGAGTAAGGACAATGCAAGGGACTGGAAAAAAACACGCCGCTGAATCGATGCAAAACAACGGTCAGGCGGGCAGTGTCGCCACGTTCGGCGGTGCAAGAATGATGAAGTCTATCAATGAGTTGCGAGAGCTTAGCGCGCGGTGGCGTCAGATAAAGGCGGGGGACCCTGAGCGTTTCAGGCTTTACCACGGGTACGAGGCCCGCGGTATTTGACAAAATATTCACTTTCCTATGCGCCGACAGCACTCTTTCCAGTTAGCTGGAAAAATCCAGTTAATCCGCGGCCTGTAGGCTGTTGGTTTTAGAAATTTAGGTTAATTAGATGTCGATACGCTATTTAAACATTTCGCAGATCGCCGACATGTTCGCATTGTCCCGACCGACAGTCCGAAAGCGATTGAGGCGGGCCGGAGTCGCGCCACATTCGACCGTTGGCAGTGTGCCTTTGTATGACATGGCCAGAGTCGGCCCCGCTTTGTTTTCTCATTAGATATTGGAATAGAAAAATGAATATATGGTTTAGGTTTTCGGTTTGGATAGGTAAGAAATTTAAAATTGAAGGTGCGCCACTGTGTCGCGTATTCAATGACGCTCGTTCGGAGAGTTACACACTTACAAACGATGGAATGGTATTGATTCAAGGCGTCAAATCAAAGGCGATAGATGCGGTTCCTTTGTCGCTATGCAGTGAGTCGCTAGCGGAAAAGTTTAGCAAGGCCCTTAATCCTAAAAAGGCGGTTTTATGAAACGTGCAACTTCACTTACTCGTTATCAATCGTTCCGTTGGCTATGGCGCTTTGATAGTGAAGCCCGTTGGTTCTGGTTTTGGCAATACCTGCGCGGTGAAGATCTTCAGCAAGATGTGTTAATCAACTTGCATGACTTTGGCGTAAGCCGTTAAAGGGGAAGCTATGAGCAAAGAGCATAAGCAATATCTATTCATAGCTATAGTGGTCGGCTTTGGTTTTGGCATTGGTGATCAGCTTGCGTGGTTGGTTTGTGATGTGATTAAAACCGTGTTGCGTATTCCTTTGGGGTGATGGGTGTTAGCTAAAGATTTAAAGCCTGGGGATTGTTACCGCTACGAACGCCAGCTAAGAAAGGTTATCGCCGTCGATAAGTGGCCAACTAACGTGATCTGTTTGACGTTAGAAGGTGTTGAACCAATGGTCCTATTAATGGCCACGTCAAAAGTAAGTTAGCACTATGACAAAAAAAATTGAAATTATGGAACATGAAGATGGTAGCGCCTCAATTTATATTCGCCCTGAGTATGTCGAATATCAGTTTGATAGCTTTGAAGAAGCCCTAGAGGCTGTAAGAAATTTGCCGGAGGTAGGCTGATGCCAAGCGGAAAACTAAGGGATGAAATCAAAGATAAAAAACAGGCGCAGCGTGAAGCCGCCGCAAAGCGAAAGCGCATTCAGCGTGAACGCCAATCGGCTTTAGGGATCGCCATTGTTGAAGTGTCATTGACTAAGGTCCAGCGCGAAACCTTAGAGAGAAACCGAGTTATCCGCGGCGGCGTTCGTGGCGAATATGGCTTAGATGAATATGTCGAAACCTTGATCCGCCGTGACAATGAACAGCTTGAAAAACAAATCGCCGCCTTGGGTGATTGCGGTAAATGTAAATCGTCATTACCTGGCGGGTGTGATGGTTTGTTCAAGGGTGATTGCGAATGCTGGCACACGTTCAGCTATCGTGAATTGATGCTTTAAATTAGGGGGAGTTATGGCCAAGTTAAAGCCTAAAGGGTTTATTGCGATCTGCCAGTGTGAAAGAGTTGTCGGCGCAATGGATTATGAAAGAACAGACCGTAAAGAGGCTGGCAAGCTATTAGGTTTATGGATTAGTGAGGGTTGCACTATCAAGCCTAAATTTCATGGGTCATGGTCTGTCACAGTTCAATCATGTGTATGCGAAATTAATTAATAGGGAAGCTTAAATATGACTGTTAGCACTCCTTTTGCTAAGTGGCGAGAACTTGGGGAACAAGACCCGCATGGTGAACGATATAACCAAGGGGTTGAAGTTATTGCTAGCCCGCAACACTGTAGCGAGTTGGTCGCAATATCATTAATTACATGCCGCGGTCTGATGTTTATTGTGTGGCTCACCGCTGGCAAAGAGCGTTTAAGGTGGTTATCACGGAAGCTTTACAAAATGACCAATGATCACCAAAGAGTAAACGAGCACCGCGCTAAATTAACAAGGGGTGATTTGACTGATGATGAATTGGCTAATGCCTTTTTCTTGTCAGAGTCGAATGAAGATTTACAGGCTGGCCACGATAGAATTATGTGGCTATTAAGTGAAATAAAGAAAATATCTTGATAGGTAACATTATGGACTACGGCAAAAATCTTACTTGGTTTCTTAGTGAATTAGCGAATGCAGAGCTTGAGCAAATAGAGCATGGTTCAATTGAAATTTATGGTGAAAACGAACAGGGCCAAGAGGGTAGCACCGAAATAGGAATAACAGAACTTGTTCAAGCGGCGGTTAATCGGATTGAGTCTTTAGAGGCAGAACGCGCCCACCTTATTAATCTTGCTGCAACTGGCTTGGGTTATAGCGTGTTATTAAACAATCAGATCGTGGCTAATCAAGCCGCTGTGATTGATGCCTTTCTCGATGGTGCAAAACCAAACAAAGGGATGGTATGGATTAAGAACGGTCTATTCGGTCCAGGCAATTTACCCCCGGCGTTAAAGTATGCTGAAACCCCTGGGGCAAGTGCGCAAAAGTGGTTTGATGATAATGAGATTATGCTAAGGGGCCACAAAGAGTATGTGAAAGACATTGAGTCGCAATTAATTGAAAAGTTTAAACCCGTCGCTTGTATAAATAACGAATTAACGAAATCTTAATGATTGTGGTGATGTATGAGTCATTATGAATGCAGTGAATGCGGCGTGTTTATGGGGTTTTGTGGCTGTGCGTCCAAACGTGCAATTGAACGCCCGACACAAAGCGATCCCGTGTTGAGTGATGTTAGAGTCAATCAAATGGAGGCATCGTTAATGACGTTATCCGCCGATCAACTAGAAGAAATAATCAGGCAAGCTTATTGCACTGGTGTTAAAGACGCGCAAGATCATCACCCAAGCATTGCAGCCAGCCCGGGGAAGAAAAAGAGGGTAAAGCAAATTTTAAAAGAGGTAGAAAGGCAGATCGCTAGCGGGACACTTAAATGTCACTAAAACGCCATCATTTAACATAATGGTTATTATGCGCAGAGACGAAAACCACTTCAGTTAAAATCACCCGTTAACGCCTCAAAACTGGCAGTTTGTTAGCGGGTTTATTCCTCATTTTCAAAACTTAATAATTAGTCAAATTCACCACTATTACAGTTGACCGGGGATCATATCTCAAGCCCGTAAAAGTAACCTTTTCCGCCGTTAAGCGTGACATGTCACAAGAGTTAAAAAGAGCGTGACCACTAAAAGTGACATTTTGACAACTTAAAGTGTTGCAATCTTTGGCCCTTTAATTTAAAGTTCGTCCAACGTGGTGTTTTTGCGTTTTACAAGTCCGTGCCATTTAACCCGCTTGGGGCACAGGCTGTACCGACTTGTAAATAATTGACCTTGTGACATGTCAGCGACTTGGCTTATGAAGTTGGCATCGATGGAAGCCGCCGCCCCGCAATACCAAGAGCATGTTAGTACCCTGATATAAGCCGCGGGCGAACACCGACCGCCGAGAGTAGTTCGGCACAACCATTCAAATTAAACAAAACCCGCCTTTCTTGGCGGGTTTTCTCTTTTCTGGGTCCTGAATATGAAATGTGTCATTAGTGCCGCCAGCGAGTTCAAAGGCCGCTTTATCGCTTATGGCGGCGGGAGTGGCGTTTTCGTGTTTTCAAATGAAGTTGCGGCCAAGGCCCAGCAAGCCGCCGACATGGCGCAGCAAATCCCGGATCCGACATTAACGGTTCAAACAATGGTTTCCATCGGTGGCCTAGTCGTTATTGCGGGTCGCCTTGCGCTGGATATCTATAAAGAAATCGATAAACGCCGCAATGGGAAAAACAAAAGCGAGGGTGACAATGACTAATTTCAAGCTTAAAAATTTTATTCCTCAAGAGTTTGTCCCGGCCGCGCTGCATAAACACCGCGGCGATAAGGCGATCGAGTGTATGGATTATCGGATATTAAACGCCGTTGATCTGCTACGCGACAACATGCGGGTGTTGGGTTTTGACAACGGTTTCACGGTTAACAACTGGCATATTGGCGGGCCGCGTCAATTTAGCGGGTTAAGAACCCCCGACAGCCCCGACTATTCGCCGACCAGCCAACACA